CTTGTTCTTTCATTTCTACAGGCATTCTAAACCCGTCTTCAACTTCTTGTTCTTCAATACCTCCTGTTTCTGGGTCCATATATGTTAAAAACCCTATTCTTTTTCTAGATTTCCAGTATACGTTTACAACTTCAATTAATCTGTTTCTAAATGCATTTGTATCTTTATTTGCAGCATTAGCATATAAAAAAGAAATATCACCTTCAGAATGTTTTGGTTCTTCAAGCTCTAGTATTTGTTGTTCTGATAAACTATCATAATACGCATCAATAACTGTAGATGCATGTACATATTTCCTAACTAAAGCCCAATCTCCATCTTCTACAAACTCTAAATCTGGATCAAGATCATAATCTACATCTAAAGGGTTTAGTATAGAATAATACGGTTCTCCATTTCTTACTCCTCTTTGTGTATATGCTTCACCAGTTACTAAATAATGAAACCAAGCTTTTTGTATTTTATCATAAACTTCTTGCTCTTGCATTACATAGTTTAAAGTTTTTTGCCCTAATATAGCTCTATTGTCTACATAAGAACCTTCAAACATGTCTGCAATATGTTGAGGAGTTGGTATTTCTTCCATATTAGCTCCTATGTCTACACCTTGTGCTTGTACTTCTTGTAAAAAACTTTGTCTTAAATTTTGTGCTATTGCATCAGACTTTTCTAACTCTTTCATAGAAATTGCATCTGCATTTTGTACTGTAACAGTATAATTGAGAGGTCTTTTCGATTTTTCCCCTAGAAGAAGGTCAATTATGGGTTTAATGATAGGGTAGTTACGCATTTCAGAAGGGAAATTCTTACGAGCTTTGCCGTAAGGTTTTAATACGTAATTATAATCTCCCTCGTCAATTACACCGTTATAGTAATCATATAATATTTTAAGGTCATTCTTTTGTTTTGAATGTGTTTGACCTGAATTAGAAAGATCTATAAATGCTTCAACACATTCTTCTCCCCACTTCTTATTCTTCTTATTAATCGAGAGCTTTTGTCTCGGTATTTTATCATATCCCATAATTTACAAATTTACTTATTTTTTCCTTCCCTTTTAGCTCTATTATCAATTACCACCCTAGTATTATAAATATACCACTATAAGTAATTACAAATGTCATAAAGACTATATTTTAAAGTTAATTCTTCTCCTGCTTGTACTTTACGTAATGTCTTTATTACTTTATAATGATAATCTTCATCTTTTTCTAATAATTCACAATTAGCATCATCATTATGATTAATAAATCCACCTAATGGTGTTCTAATATAATTATGCTGAAAATTTGGATCATAAATATGTGTAATACCTATAACTACCTCTCCCGGAATATCTTCTTTTGCTAGGATCCCTGCTCCATGTATATCTGATGGTCCAATCGCTAAGTATTCTGGTAGAGGGTTATAAGGTTCACAATCTTTTTTTTTATTCATATTAATAATAGTTTTGTTCGAACCACTTATCTGTAGCTCTATCTTCTAATATATCTTTAACTTCTGCATTATACAATTCTCTTGTGTGATACATACCAACCATTAGTGACATCACACGGTCAAAATTACCTTTATGATTAAATTTAATTAATTCTGTCAATAACGCAGGGTCATATATCTTGTGTAAATTTAATAATTTTTTTCCTGACTGGTCTTTACTTCTAACTGTGTTTAACCAATCTCTTATATATATCTCACCTTGACGTTTTCTTGCTTCTGTCATATGCATACCATATTGACGTTTTACGTTCTTACTTCTTAGTTCTTTTTTGTCTAACATTTCAAACTCTTCCTGTAACTTGTGCATCTTTCTAAATCTTTTTGCATAAGCTATTACTTCTCCTCTATCATTCTCAAATCCTATCTTACAACCATAATAGTCTGCTAACATAAACAAATTTCTGTTATAATCGTCTTGTGTATGGGGTCTTCCTACATATGATGCTACAATTAGATCATCTGGCTGTGATAAATTGTTAGGTCTTTTTAATACATATGCTGATCCTAAAGATGTACTATCTGCTGATTGATTTTGACCATAAGGGTCATGACAGATTACATATAAATTTACTGGTACTTGTTGTGATTCATTTTTATAAGGTGATTCATATATTACAACTGCTCCTGTTTTGTCATCATCTTTTCTATGTGGAAATTTAGCTATAGGCTTTAGATCTCCATCTATTTTAAATTTAACTTCTCCTTTTTCGTTGTGATAAAACCTACCTGCTGTACCTATTGCTTGTAAATTTCTTGCTTTTATATTATTGTACTGTTCTTGTAATGATGCAATATCAAATAAGTTAGCTGTTACTTGTAATGTTGCTTCTTGAGGTGAAAAAGGATGCTCAGCTATATATTGGTCTAAAGATTTTGCATCTGCAGCACCTTTTTTCTTTTCCCTCATTGTTTCTTCATATTCTACAGCTTCTTGTTTTATAGAATTACCATCATCATCTATAAACCCATCTAAATTCTTTTGTATTGGAATAAAATACCCGCATCTTGTTCCTACTGCTCCTTCATCCCATATATTTTCATAATCCATACAATCATATGCTGCTGGATTATAAAATATTTCTTCCATAGCTTCAAAATCAGATCCTTCTGTACCACCAGTACCAAAAGCTACCATCATACCTAATGTTTTAGCACCTTGTCTCATTGTTGGCATTGTTACTTCCCATGCTTTTAACAATCCTGGGAATGATCCTGCTTCTTCAAAGAATACTAGTTCACCTGCTTTACCCCTTACTTTATCTGGGTTGTCTTTTAGTGATACTCCTATTATTTGAGATTTCATACCCATTTCTATTTCCATTCCATTTACTTTCTTCTTATATCCGGACATTTTATGCATCTCTCTATCCCTTAACCTAGGTTGAGCCCATGCAGTGTGGTCATCTATAAAAGATAAAAACTCCCAAGCTTTTGAGAGTAGACCATCACCAATTAAAAATTCTTTAGAAGAGGCAAATACAAAGTTTTTACTATTTCTTACAAAAAAATAGTTTCTAGCAAGCATAGATCCTGCTTTGTAAGAGTATCCCTTACGTCTTGCTTTTAAAACTATCATATGTTTATTCTGTGACCTAGCTTTATCTATTTCATGGAAATATTCATAGTCTCCATCATAAAATCTAGGGAATGTTCTTTCACGTCTAGCTTGTATAGTACCATCTGGCATTATCTCATCTACAGCTCTATCGATAGGACAATAATTTAAATAAAAATAGTGAAATCCTGTAATATGTAATTCATCTACTTTATAACCATACATACATCGCTTGTGCTCTTCATCCCAAAACTCATAGTACTCTCTTGTTCCAGGTAGAGCAGTTGTATAGTGCCCACTTGCTATAAATTTAACGGCGGCAGGTCTGACTCTGTCTGTTTTTTTGAGCATTTGTTTTTTATTTTAACTAGTTCTGAACATTTCTCATATTCTTCAGTGTGTGTAAAATGTTCTATAACAATATCTATTATAGCTGGAGTTCTACCATCATCCATAATAGGATCAAAAGGTAAAGGGAATCTAGTTATCTGATCGCTTTCTAAATCATAAAAAATATCGTCAAGAGTTTTCTTTTTAGTAATTACCATATAAGCATTTTGCATTGCTTCATTATAAAGTGCCATGTCTTCTAAAAAATCCATTACATACTATATTTATTTACTTCAATTCCTCCTCTATTTGTATTAGCGGCTTGTTCTTCTTTTTTAACTATTTCTTCTAGATTTCTAAGACCGTCTACTACTTTACCCATTTTTTCTAAATTACTAATTAAATCTTTTGCGTGAAAAATAGGTCTACCATTGTCATCTGCTAAAGTTAAGTCTATATCTCTAAGATATTTTTCTAATTTTATAATAGATTCTCTTGCTGCTCTTAATAACCTAACAGCTGAGGTTTCAATTAACTTATCATACTTTTTACAAGCTGCTAATATTTTAGTACTAGGTGTAAACTTATTATCTTCTCCAAATATACTATTTTTTACTTCAATTACACGTTGTTCCCATTCATACACAGAGAAAGGTGATTTATGATCTGTTGTAAAATACACAAAAGCAAGTTCTTTTGGTTTTAAATCTTTAAATTCAATAATAGTTAAAGCATACCCACTAAGAACAGCTTTATTATTTACTATATGTATTAAATCATCTCTTAGACTCATTTTTTAACTTATTTATATGTTTAACTCTGTTAGGGTTTACAGAAAACTTTCCAAAATATGGTAATCGTATCATTTCAAATTTTCCTTTTTTCATTATTTTTTCTACAAACTTAAATTGATGATTTACTATTTCTTCTATCTTTTGTAAAGGTAAATTATGTTTTGTTGCTATTGTTTGTATTATTGATTTCTTGTCCTTGGCCATCTAGTATTTGTTCTTTCCATCTTGTTGGTTTATCTGGGCATGTAGTTGTTTTCCATTTTGCTTTATGTTGTAATAAACATCCACATAGCCCACATCTAATTTGAGGTTTTAAAATATGCTCACAACTATCACAAGCTTGTAATCTTTGTACATAATCTTCTGTTGTTACATTTGGAGCACCTTCTGCTATATATGTTTTTACTTCTTTTGCAAAAGAGCCAATCATACTAAATAATGAAGGTAGTTTTAGTTTAGGATCTTCTGGATTATTCATAATAATTAATTTTAATAGTCAGTAACTCACCATTTTTATCTTGTAATACTATTATTTCCATATCTCCTATTTCAAAGTATGATGGAACTATTTCTTCAAATATATTCATTATATTTTATTTATTATTACTTCTACAAAAGATGTATCAGGATTTAAAAATGGATTTAACGAATATATATTATTATTTTTAGTTAATACACCTTTATCTTTAAATCTTTTTACGTAATTATTTAAAGTATTATAATCTTTTATTCCTACTATTCTTGCAACTTCTCTTTTATTTTTTACACTGCATATATTTTCTTGATCTGTAATATTTTGCACATCTATAAATGC